GAACCAGCTCACCGGTCCGCTGCCGATGTTTGAGATTTCGCTCAAGGAGACATTCAACTACTTCGGCACCAGCAAGGACCTGCTGGTGAAGCTCAATGCCTGCGTCTCCTCGAAGTTGTCATTGCCGTTCGCCAACCAGAAATTCACGGTCGCTGAGTTCGACTTCCAGGCGATCGCCGACGCTGCCAACAATATCGGCACGATCAGTCTCAGCGAATAGCTCGCGAAGACCTTTACGCGGCACTGGTGTCCCGATTCCGAAGTTCGCAGGATTATGCGGCGCGCTGGTTTCGAACTTCGGAATCGAAGGGACGTTAGCAAATGTATCGTTCCTAGTGCGGCTTTGGTTCAGAAGTCCGGATGACGAGTCAAGTCGATATAATGATGCGGACTTCTGAACCGCCGCACCAGTTGCATTTTCGTTCAAACGGGGGAGCCTTGTGTGAGCTTCGAACGCGACGAGAAACTCGACCTGTCGGGCGCCCGGACCGTATATCTCGGCGGCCGTGAGTGGCTGGTAGCACCGCTCTCGCTCCGGCAAGTCCTCGCCATTGCCGACTTTGTTCCGAGATTGTCGGCGATAGGACTCGAGACGATTTCGAGCGAGCGGCTCGTCCCTCTGGCCGAGGTGCTGTGGCACGGCTTGCGCCGCGCGCACCCGCGGCTGACGCGCGACGAGTTCTTCGACCTGCCCATCACCATCGCAGAGCTTGTGGCCGCGCTGCCGGTCGTGATCGAGCAAGCCGGAGGCAGGCGGGTCGGCGGCCAGGCCGCGGCTGCGGCGGCAGGCGGAGACGCCGCGATGGGGGAAATAGTGGCGGCGAGCGCTTCGACTCCGTCGACTGGCGCGCGCTCGTCGCCGACCTCGTGATCGAACTGCACTGGACGCGCGAGCAGGTTCTCGACCAGATCGACGTTCTATTCCTTGAGGATCTGCATCGGGCTTGGGCGGATTTTCCGCCGCTGCGGCGCCTCGCTGCCGCGTATCTCGGCCATAAGCCGCGGGCGCGACGGTCGAGAAACTATCACGAGCTGCTCGCCATGTTTCCCGGCGGCACGATCAGGTAAGCGGCAAGGTTTGCTCCATGGCCGACGACAACAGCGTCGAGATTCGCTTCAGCGCCTCGACTGATGAAGCGCTCGCGGGCATCGCGCAGATCCGCGATGCGCTGACGCGGCTGACTGACCCGGTGCGCGGTCTCGACAGCAGTCTCGACCAGATGGGCGCCGCGTTCGTCGCGGCGCTCCCCGGGGACAAGCTGGCGCAAGCGGTGCAAAACTTCGGCGACCTCGCACGGCAGGCCGACCTCAGCGCGGCGCAGATGAAGGAGATGGCCGGCGAGATCAAGGTCCTGCAACAGGGGCTCGCTGAGAAGAAGATCCTTCTCGACGCGGAGGCGGGTCAATTCCAGATTACGCAAGACCAGAAATTCGCACTGCTTGAGGCGGAGGTTCAAAGGGAGTACGAGGCCGAATTGGCGCTGCTGCAGCAGGAGTTGCAGATCGACGGCTTGCGGCTTGCGCAACGCCAGGCGATTCTCAATAGGATCGCCGAGCTCGAGGCGAAGCACCGCGCCGACATGCTTAAGCTCGACGAGCAGGCGATCGCTCAGCAGCAGCAGGCGTGGACGTCGGCCTTGAGCGCCGTTCAAGGCGCATTCGACGCGCAGCTTCGCGGCCTTCTTGCCGGGACGACGAGCTGGTCGCAGGCGTTCAAAAGCATTCTCGGCGACATCATCATCAAGTTCATCGAGATGTGCGAAACGATGATGGTGAAGTGGCTCGCTGCCGAACTGGCGCAGACGACGGCCACGACGACCGGCGCCGCCGCGCGCGCGGCCGCCGACCAGGCGGGCGCCGCCTCGGGCATCGTCGCCAATTCGGCGCGCGCCCTCGAGGCGATCGTGCAGGACGCCGCGCAGACCTTCGCCGGCGTATTTGCGTTTCTCGCCCCGGTCATGGGACCGGCTGCGGCCGGTCCGGCCGCCGCCGCCCAGGCGTCGGTCGCGTCCGCCGCGATCTTCGATGTCGGGACCGATTACGTCGTGCGCGGCGGTCTCGCGCTGATCCACCCCGGCGAGACGATCATTCCGGCCGCGCGCGGCTCGGGACCGTTCACGGGAGCGGGGCAGGGGCCACAGGTCCATGCGCCGGTGAGCATCAATGTCTCGGCACTCGACTCGCAGAGCGTATCGCGGTTCTTCAACGACCATTCACGTCACATGCTGCGCGCGATCAACGACGCGGTTAAGCGCGGGGCCCACCTCGGCTTGCGCGCGATCCATCCGTGATCAGCCATGAGCTATATCAACGGCGTCAATCTTCTGCCGTCGACCGGCGAATTCACCTACGACACGATCGCCTATCTGGGCCAGCGTGTGACCGAGACGAGCCTGACCTCGATCAACCGTTACGCCAATGGCGGCCCGCTGGCGGGGATCGGATCGACCACGGACTACACGATCGCGATCGACAATCTGCAGGCGGAGTTTCCTGATTGTGGCACCGTCGCGGTCGTCGTTGCCTGGTTCGGCAACTCGACTGACATCACCGCCTGTCAGATCTATCCTTCGACGACCTACATCAACGGTACATTCCAGAGGGCGTCCGGCGGTTTGGACGTCTGGCGCTGCTCGAGCCTGACGCAATCCTCGCCAGGCCTCATTCCGATCCCGCAGATCGGCGACGCCTTCATCTACGGCGGCACGCCATCGGACCAGTCGGTCGTGCGCTGCATTCAGGATCTGAAGACGCGCGGATTTCGCGTCGTCTTCTATCCGTTCATCCTGATGACGGCGGCAGGAGAACCGTGGCGCGGCCGCATCACGTTTGCGGGTAGCGACGTCTCGAGCGCGGCCACTGCCGCCGTCAACGCCTTTCTCGGCGGTGCTGCGATTTCGCAGTTTGCCCGCGACGCGGCCAATCTGACCGTCTCGTATTCGGGATCGGCTACGGACTACACTTTTCGGCGCATGATCCTGCACTACGCCAATCTCTGCGTGGTCGCTGGCGGCATCGATTTGTTCCTCATCGGCTCAGAGCTTCGCGGCATCGAGACGATCCGCGGGCCCGGATGGACGAAGGCGGGCACGACTGGAAGCGACGGCTGCGTCACCTGGGATTATCCGTTTGTCGCCGGCCTCATTGCGCTCTCCGATGACGTGCGCACCATCTTCGACGGCGCCGGGCTCACGAAGGACACGACGGGGCTGCACAACCTTATCAGCTACTCGGCCGACTGGTCGGTGTGGATGGGCTACCAGCATCCCGGCGAGAACGGGCAGTGGCCGCATCTCGACCAGCTCTACGGGCACGACAACATCGACATCGTATGTTTCGACAATTACATGCCGCTGTCAGACTGGACGACCGGCGACGGCGGGCTCGACGCCAAAAATTGGCTGTTGCCGCCGCCGTCGGGCGCGTGGCCCCCGGCGTCGCCGGCCTTCAATGGACTCGGCATGAGCGGCCAGCCGACGATTTACAGCAAGGACTATCTGAAAGCGAACATCGAAGGCGGCGAGGGGTTCAACTGGTTCTACAACGACGGCGCCAATCTCGGCATCGGCTTTGATCCGAACGGGACCGATCTTCGCGTGTCGGTGCCGCAGGGCGACCGCTTGGCGCAATCGCGCAACGCCTATACCGCGAATCAGCAGCTCCTCGCCAACAAGCAGCTACGCTGGTGGTGGAGCAACCCGCATCAGGCGGTTTATGACGACGGCGGTGGCCTCTGGCAGCCGCGCGGTCCGCACACGGAATGGGTCCCGTGGTCGAAGTCGATTACGTTCGCCGAATATGGCTTTCCGGCCTGCGATCGCGGCACCAATCAGCCGAACGTCTTCTATGCTCCTGCCTCGGTCGAGAGCTTTACGCCGTTCTGGTCGATCTGGGAACCGAGCCAAGGCGGGGCCGACAACTACCGGCCGCGGCGCGACGACGAGCTGCAACTGCTGGCGCTGCAGGCGATTTACGAATATTGGGCGACCGACGGCAACAACGTGACATCGAGCGGCGGCGTGCCGATGATCGAGGTCGCGTTCATGTCGGCGTGGAACTGGGACGCGCGGCCGTTCCCGACGTTCCCGCAAATGACCGGCGTGTGGGGGGATGCGGGCAATTGGCCTGCGGGCAACTGGGTCGGAGGAAAAGGCCCGTTCCTCGCCCCGGTCATGCCCGACGATCCCCCGCTGCCGGGGCCGTACGCGACCTTTCCCGCGGTACCGACGCTCGGGTGGTCGGTAAAAGCTTCGCCGATCTTCGCAACGCGGTCGGCGCTGCACGTGTCCGGCCGCGAAGTCCGCGCCGCAAAATTTATGGCGCCGCGGTGGAGGATCGAACTGAATTACGACCTCCTTCGCATGGTCTCGCCGAACACCGAATTGCAGGACATTGTCGGCTTCTTCGAGCAGTGCCAAGGCGAGGCTGCGTCGTTCTATTTCGAGCCGCCGGCGCTCTCGCCGGCGACCGCAGCGTCGATCGGCATCGGCGACGGGTCGACCGCGGCGTTTCCTTTCACCGTGCCATTTGGCGGAGCGAAGGTCTCACCCGCGAATGTCGGTACCGTCTACGCGATCTATCTCGACGGCGTGAAGCAGGCGGGTGGCTATGTGGTCGAGGCGACTCCGGCAGCGCCGTCGGTCGTTTTCGCATCGGCGCCAGCGTCAGGTGTTGCGGTGACCGCCGATTTCGACTGGTTCTTCCTCTGCCGCTTCGACGACGACATCGAGGACGTGGAAGAGTTCATGACCAGGCTCTACGCGCTCCAATCGCTGCGCCTTGAGACGGTGCGGTCATGACGACTCCGCCCTCGCTGCCATCCGTCGCCGGGCTCTCTTGGTCGCGGCACAAGAAGCCAGGATTCGCGACGCGCGTGGCAGCCCACGTCTCGGGCCGCGAAGTGCGGGTCGCCCTGATGACCTATCCGCTCTACGAGTTCGAGGCCGTCTACAACGGGCTCGCCTCGACGTCGGCTGCCGCCTACGCCGGGCTCGGTTCGGCGAGCCTGCAGAGCCTCATGGGCTTCTTTCTTCAGCTGCAGGGCCAGTTCGGCACGTTCCTTTACATCGACCCCGACGACAACACGGCGACCGGACAGGCGTTCGCGACCGGCAACGGTTCGACTGCTTCTTTCACGATGATGCGCTTGCTCGGCGGTTTTCTCGAACCAGTCGGCTGGGTTACCGCCATAGCAAACGTCTATCTCAATGGAACGGCGCAGCCCGGAAGCGGCTACAGCCTCGCGGTGCCGAATACCTTGACCTTCGCCTCGGCGCCGGCGAGCGGCCAGATTGTTGCGGCCGACTTCTCCTACGCGTTCAACTGTCGTTTCCTCGACGATCAGATGGATTTCGAGGAGTTCATGTCGAACCTCTGGAAGCTCGACAGCATGAAGTTCCGCAGTGTGAAGCCATGAAACCCGCCTCCCCCGATCTCGTCGATTACCTTAACAATGCGCGCGCCAATCCTGACGTGCCGTTGCTCATGGCGGACGCGTTCACGTTCACGCTGCTTTCGGGACTGATCCTCTGTTACACCAACGTCGACGTGACCTTTACGTATGGCGGCAATACCTATCTGGCGAACGCGGTTCTCGTCGATGGTCTCAAGTACAAGGCTTCGATAGGCCTCGAAGTCGATCAGCAGCAGATCACGATCGCGGCGCACGCGACCGATACGATATCCGGCGGGGTGCCGTTTCTTCGGGCGCTGCGCGACGGCTCCTTCGATGGCTGCGAGATCGTGCGCGAGCGTGTGTTCTTCTCTGATTACGTTGGTGGCAACGCGGTCGGCGCGGTCATCCTTTTCAAGGGGCGGCTGGGTAACATCGATCAGATCGGCCGTACCGGGGCTAGGCTGACGGTCAATTCCGACTTGGTGCTGCTCGATATCGACATGCCACGCAACGTCTATCAGCCTACCTGCCTGCATGCGCTTTACGATTCCGGCTGCGCGCTGGTGAAAAACTCGTTCGGGACGAATGGCACTGTCCACGCCGGCTCGACGGCCCTGGTGATCAACTGGCCTGGCGCGCTCGCGACCTACCAGCAGGGATCGATAGCGTTCACGTCCGGCGCCAACGCGGGCGTTACCGCCACAGTTGGTACCGTCAGCGTCGGCGCGTCGCTGACGCTGCTCTACCCGCTGCAGAGCGCTCCTTCCCACGGAGACGCCTTCACTGCGTATCAAGGGTGCGACCACACGCCCTGGACCTGCGCCAGCAAGTTCAACAACCTGGAAAATTTTCGCGGCTTCCC